TTTTGCAGTTTTTTGTCATGCCGAAATCGCCAGCGCCGCGTGCCACCAACCGCACTTTGCGGGATATGCATGCGGCGTTGAGCGAGGATTTGGTGCGGCTGGAGGCGCAGCTGCCGGAAGACATTGCGGGCTTGAGCGATGGGTTTGAGCGCTATGCGCAAATCATTTCGCTCCTGGTGCGGTCCATGGAAATCCTGATGCGGCAGGACGACAAATTGCAGCAGCAAATGGTGGATGCGCAAGCCTCCAACCAAAGACGAGACCTTGTTGAAGAGATTGAACGCGCGCTGGATCGCCTCGCTGCCGGCGTCGCTAAGAAAAAAGTTTCTGGACGGGCTGGATGATGCGCAGCTGGCGATGCTTTTGCATCATTGGCGCTTTTGGGCGCGGCCCGACCAATTGCCGCCGCCAGGGCGCTGGACCAGCTGGCTGCTGCTGGGCGGGCGCGGTGCGGGCAAGACCCGCGCCGGCGCAGAATGGGTGCGCAGCCGCGTGGAAGGGCGCACGCCGCTTGCGCCAGGACGGTGCTGCCGCGTGGCGCTGATTGGCGAAACCTTGCTGGCGGCGCGCGAGGTGATGGTGGAAGGCCCGTCGGGCTTGCGCGCGATTGCGCCATCGGACACGCGCCCGACCTATGTGGCGAGCCGCCACATTCTGGTCTGGCCCAATGGGGCGATTGCGCAACTGTTTTCGGCGGAGCGCCCGGAAAGCCTGCGCGGTCCGCAATTTGACCTCGCCTGGTGCGATGAGCTGGCGAAATGGCGGCATGATGAAGCCACATGGGACATGCTGCAATTTGGCTTGCGCCTCGGGCGGCAGCCGCAGCAGGCGGTGACGACGACGCCGCGCCCGACGCGGCTTCTGAAGCGGCTGTTGCGGGACAAACGCTGCGTTGTCAGCCGCGCCGCCACCCGCGCCAACGCCGCCCATCTCGCGCCCGGTTTTCTGGAGGAAATCATGGTGCGCTATGAGGGCTCGCGGCTGGGGCGTCAGGAACTGGATGCGGAACTGATTGAGGATGTGCCGGGCGCGCTGTGGTCGCCTGCCGAGCTGGATGAGCAGCGCGTGGAGGCGGCCCCTGCGCTGCAGCGGCTGGTGGTGGCGGTGGACCCGCCCGCCAGCAGCGGACCGAAGGCGGACCGCTGCGGCGTGATTGTCGCCGGCCGCAGCGCTGATGGCGCGGCGTATGTGCTGGAAGATGCGAGCGTGCAGGGCTTGAGCCCTTCGGCGTGGGCGGCGCATGTCGCCGCCGTCTATCGCCGCCATCGCGCCGACCGGCTGGTGGCGGAAATCAATCAGGGCGGCGATTTGATTCAGGAAGTGGTGCTGCAGGCGGCGCGCGACATGGCGTTTCGTCCGGTGCGGGCGACGCGCGGCAAATGGGTGCGCGCCGAGCCGGTGGCGGCGCTGTATGAGCGCGGGCTGGTGCATCATGTCGGACGCATGCGAGCGCTGGAGGACGAAATGTGCCGCTATGACGGCAGCGGTGGCGCGAGCCCCGACCGCATGGATGCGCTGGTGTGGGCGCTGACGGATTTGATGCTGCGCCGCGAGCGACCGCGGCGGCCGACCTTGCGGCGGCTGTGACGCGAGATTTTGACTGGCGGCGCAGGCGCGCCGCATGACGCAACAGGAGCCCGCGGCGCAGGCGCGCCGCATGACGCAACAGGAGAAGCAATGAGTTTTTGGACGCGATGGTGGCCCAACCGCGAGCGCAAGGCGTCGCGGCTGGCCAATCTGATTGCCTGGCAGAGTTTTCCGCGCCCGCAATGGGGGGCGCGCGATACGGTCAGCCTGGCGCGTGTGGGCTTCCAGCGCAATGTGGTGGCGTATCGCTGCGTGCGCATGATTGCGGAGGCGGCGGCGTCAGTGCCGTGGCAATTGCTGGAAAATGGCGCGCTGATGGAGCGCCATCCCTTGCTGGATTTGCTGGCGCGCCCGAACGCGACCCAGTCCGGCCCCGATTTGCTGGAGGATTGGTATTCCTGGCTGCAGGTCGCCGGCAATTCCTATATGGAGGTGGTTGCCGAGGAGGAGGCACCGCGCGAACTCTATGTGCTGCGCCCCGACCGCATGCAGCTGGTGCCCGGGCGCAGCGGCTGGCCGGCGGCGTATGAATATACGGTGGATGGGCGCAGCCTGCGCTTTGTCGCCGAGCCGGGCAAGCAGCGTCCGATTCTGCATCTGGCGCTGTTTCATCCGCTGGATGATCATTATGGCTTTTCGCCTCTGGAAGCGGCTGCCGCCAGCGTGGATTTGCACAATGCCGCCAGCGGCTGGAACAAGGCGCTGTTTGACAATGCGGCGCGCCCCTCTGGCGCTCTGGTCTATCGCGGCACCGAGAGCAATCCGAATATGACCGAGGAGCAGTTTGCGCGCCTCAAAACCGAGCTGGAGCAGAATTTTCAAGGGCAGCGCAATGCCGGCCGCCCCCTCCTGCTGGAAGGCGGGCTGGAATGGACGCCGCTCAGCCTGACGCCGCAGGATATGGATTTCATCGCCGCCAAGCATGCCGCGGCGCGCGAGATAGCGCTCGCCTTTGGCGTGCCGCCGATGCTGCTTGGGATACCGGGCGACAACACCTATGCCAATTATGCGGAAGCCAATCGCGCCTTTTGGCGGCAGACGGTGCTGCCCCTGGCGGAGCGCAGCGCGCGGGCGATGAGCCACTGGTTCCAGCCCTCCTTTGTTGGCAAGACGATTCTCTTGCGCTGCCAGCTGGATGGCGTGCCGGCGCTGGCGGAAGAGCGGGAGCGGCTCTGGCGGCGGGTGCGGTATGCGAGTTTCCTGACCGTCAATGAAAAGCGCCGCCTGGTCGGGCTGACCCCGCTGCCTGAAGGCGATGCGCCGCCGAGCGAGACCAATGGCTGACGCGCCTCGTCTGGCGGCCAGTTTCACAGGCTATGCCAGCCTGTTCAATGTGCCGGATTTGGGGCGCGACATTATTGCGCCCGGCGCGTTTGCCGCCTGCCTGCGGCGGGCGTCGCCGCAGCGGGTGGCGATGCTCTATCAGCATGATGCGACGCGCCCGGTCGGGATTTGGCGGCGCTTGCGGGAAACCGAGCGCGGGCTTTGGGTGGAGGGCAGGCTGGCGCTGGCCTCGGATGGCGGGCGCAATGTCTGGGCGCTTCTGCAGGCTGGCGCGCTGGATGGTCTGTCCATCGGCTTTCGCACGGTGCGCGCCCAGCCTTTGCCGCAAGGCCGCCGCCGCTTGCTGGAAGTGGAACTGGTGGAAATCTCGCTGGTGACTTTCCCCATGCAGCCGCAGGCGCGGGTGCGGCAATTGGGCGCACCTCCTGCCGTTGCGCCGCCCGCAGGTGCGCCCCATGCGTTTTTTTCTTCACGTGTTTCTCACCCCCCTCATGTTCAACCAAAAAGGAGATTATCATCATGGATATAGAACATGCCGCTTTGCCTTTGCCCGCGTCGGACACCGTGTCCCCGGCGGAGGTCAAGCAATCGCTGGACAGTCTGCTGCGCGTGTTTGACGAGTTCAAAAACGCCAATGACGAGCGTCTGGCAGAACTGGAAAAGCATCACAGCGCCGATGTGGTGCTGCGCGACAAGGTGGAGCGTCTGAATGCGGTGATTGGCGATTTGTCGTCTCAAGCGCGCCGCCCGGTGCTGGAAGGGGCCAGCGCGCCTGCGCACACCGCCCCCGATGAGCACAAGGCCGCGTTTCTGGACTATGTGCGCAGCGGGCAGGTTGCGCCCGCTCTGGAGACGCGCGATTGGAGCGCCAGCACCGATGCCGATGGCGGCTATGCCGTGCTGCCGGAATTGGAGGCGGGCATTGCCGAGCGGCTGCGTTTGAGCGGCACGGTGCGGGGCCTGGCGAGCGTGCGCGCGATTGGGCGCGGCAACAGTTACAAGAAACTGTATGTGCCCGGCGAGCTGGCAGCCAGCTGGGTCAGCGAGACCGCGGCGCGCCCCAAAACCGCGACGCCGGCCTTTGCGGAAGTGCGGGTGCCTGTGCATGAGCAATATGCCAATCCTGCTGCTTCGGCCGCTTTGCTGGACGACAGTGCGGTGGATATTGGCGCCTGGCTCACCGAGGCGCTGCACGCTGCCTTCATGGCAGCCGAGGATGCCGCGTTCGTGCGCGGCAATGGCACCAACAAGCCGAAAGGCATTCTGGCCTATGGCACGAAAGCGCCCGGGGCGGCGGATGCCGAGAAACTGGTGGCGGTGAAGACCGGTGTTGCCAGTGCGCTGCCGACGGACCCTGCCGACTTCCTGGTAGACTTTGCCTATAGCCTGCCATCCCAGTATCGGCAGAATGCGCACTGGATGATGACGCGCAAAACCGCGGGTGCCTTGCGCAAAATCAAGGACAAGGATGGCCGCCATATCTGGCAGCCCAATCTTGCTGCCGGCCAGCCGCCGACCCTTCTGGGCGCACCCGTGGCGGAGTCCGAGCATATGGATGAGATTGGCGCCGGCACATTTCCGATTCTGTTCGGAGATTTGCGCGCCGGCTATCTCATCGTGGATCGGCGCGGCATGCAGATTCTGCGCGACCCGTTCAGCAACAAGCCGCATGTGATGTTTTACACCACGCGGCGGGTTGGCGGTGCGGTGCAGGACTTTGCGGCCCTGCAGCTGGTCAAAGTGGCAGCCTGAGTTGGCAGCATGATAAGCGTGTTGCAGCAAGGGCCGAGCGAGGAGCCGGTCACCGTCGCGGAGCTGCGCCAGGACTTGCGCCTGGACGATGCGCGCGACGAGCCGCTCCTCGCCAGCCTCGTCACCTCAGCCCGCCTCTTGATTGAGGCGCAAACCGGCGTGCGTCTTATCACGCAGAATTGGGAAGTGCTGATGGATGATTGGCCCGGCGACCAGATTGCGCTGCCGCATTGGCCGGTGCAGGAGATTGCGAGCCTGTCTCTGCTGGGCGGCGGGCGGCATGCGGTGGATGCGGCGCTCTATGAGACGGCGCTGGATGTGCGCCCGCCGCGTCTGCTGCTGACGCCGGGCGCGAGCTGGCCGCGCCCGCGCCGCGCGGCGCTGGGCATTGCGATTGCCCTGGTGGCGGGCTTCGGTGCATCGGCCACAGATGTGCCGTCCGATTTGCGCCAGGCGGTGCGC